TTCAATAATAATGTTCTTAATGTGTGGTGCCTTGTCAGAGATAGTCTTTAATAGACGTGTAATCTCATTAGCATCATCCACTTCCTTGTAATTTTTAGCCTCAGCGTTGTACAATTTCTCTGCTCCTTTAAAAGGTAATTCCTTTTTAGCAACATTGATGATGTAAGTCTCTTTGGGATCTAAATGTTTTACTGATGTTGACTTGCCAGTCCCTGTAGGACCAACAATTCCAATTAATTTGCTTGCCATGTTTTTTACTGTTTTTGTTCTGATAAAGGTACTTCAATTTCTTCAGATTTCAAAATAATTTCTTTAGTTATTGTTGCATCTGGATTGTTGACTATATCATTATAAATGGCCTCTGCAACCTCTTTATCTCTAGTCCATCTTATTGATGTACCATTGACTCTTACACCATACCATGGTTGATCACTGAATGGTTCCATTTGTTCAACTAACTCTATTTTCATATGTATTTAATTTTGTCTTTATCAAAAAATTCTAGTGCTTTTCTAAGCCACTTTCTCTCTACGTCTTCAACAGAAGATATGATGTATATATAAGCTTTCTTTTCTGGAGTGTTATATTCCATAGCCATACACCTATTAATCTTCTGTGCTAGATTTTCACCATTACTATCAAAGTAATTAATAATTACCCTATTGAGTGGTTTATATGTAACACCTGTATTACCTATCTTTACGACAGCCAGGTGGTTACCAACACCAGATGCAAAGTCATCAAACACTTGCTTGTCTCCTGCTTTGCTATGATATACAGGAATGCCTAGGTCATCTGCTACCTTTGTGACACCACAGAATACTAGTACACGCTCATCTTTGTGTTTAACTAATAGCTCTTTTGTCTTATTAAGCTTAGCAAGACTGTTCTGAATGAGTCTCATTCTAGCCAGACGCAAGAACATGGTTGATTTACCTTGTTTCTCTAGCTGATCTATCACCCATCCATATGCAGCAAACTGAGTCTTTTCAGTCTTCCACTTACCTTTGTAGTTGTTCTGTTGTGTATTATCCAATGGTACTCCTACCACTGTGATTTCATAGTCAGAGACAACTCCTTCCTGAATAGCCTGATCTATGGAATAGGTGGCTAAGACTGGTAGTCCAAGCTCTGTTCCTAATGTTTGTTCTGTATGTGATGATAAGGTCCCTGTTAGACCTAACACCTTTGTGCATTGTAGCTCCTTTACAGCCTCCATTTGTGCTTCAGACAGTAAATGTACCTCATCTAAGATGACAAGGTCATAAAAGGCAGCTGTGTGCTTTTTTAGAGACAAATGGGTGGTATAAGTCATGTTCCTATTCTTATACTTCCTAGCCAAGAAATGTTCTTCCCATGCATTCTTAATCTTAAGATCAGGATATGCTATGAGAATGTTGATGTCTTTGTCCAGTTTTTCTAATATATTAATGGACACGTTGATCTTACCAAACCTAGGACATAGGTTCAGGATACCAAACTTACCATTGTTCAGCCATACATCAGCAAACTCTGCTTGTCTCTTATCTCGTAGCGTAAGGGTGGGCTTGCTTTTTGCCATAGCTTATTATTGTTGTTAATGACCAAAATAGATACTCTACATTTAGAGCTACATATGGATCATGTTTCTGTATGTTATTCATAACAGATACTGTTGGAAATAATACCACTTGCCACCAATGACTCTTTTCATTGGGCAATGTATTATATGCTTTAAAATTTAACTTCATTATCATTTATTTAAAAAGAATGTTTTATTAATAATATCATTATATATACTCTCGTTCATATACTTAACCTTAGGTAGTTCTTTGAACATACCAATCTGGCCAAGAAAACTTAATCCTATTCTCACATCATCTTCTCCATAACTATTCTTTATTAGTCTCAATGATCTGAAATACTTTGCACCAAACTCATCTCTAAGTTTGTTTAGGTCATACCCTGAAGGGTCTGCCACTTTATATCTCATGGGATCAAACAATGCTAGGACAACATCAGCATCATTTTGTGTTTGTGAACTCTCAGCAAAATCTTCTAGCTGTGGTTCTACATCACCATTCTTTAGTCTCATTGGACTAGAAATGTCCCTATTAAACTGACTAACAATTACAGGACTATAGCCATACATGTCACGAGCATATCTCAGATCGTCAGACATCTTGTCTATACACTGTTTCTTAGTAGAATAATCTTTTGTGGGTTTTAATAGGCCTATATGGTCAATAACAACAATAGTTATTTCATTCTCATCATTGGGAATGTATTTCTTGTTATATTGATCTACATCTTCTATTACACCATTAGCTAATGCATAGTCTCTTAGCTGTTTGGCTATACCCACTGGATTCTCTGGTCCATCAATAAGAGTGATTGTTTCTTTCATTTGTCCCATATAATCCTCATACATCAGGAACAGATCATGTTCATCAGGTGTCATCTTATCTGTCCAACCTAATAGCTTGGATACAGGAATGATTATACCTTGGTCAAGGAATATCTTTCTTGAGACCCATTTAGCATATTTGTATGTTCTACTACGCTCCATGGATCTGTATATGATCTTTAACTTAAGACCTGGAGCCTTCTGACTGATAAACCAATCAAATGGATTTAAAACATATGCGTCATCTAAGAAGCTTGTTTTACCTGATCCAGTGAGGCCACCTATCAGTGTGTACATAGACTTTCTGATGCCAATATATCTGTTCAATCTTTCAAAGCCCATAGGTATACCATTGTTTCTACCATCTAAGCCAGCTTGAACTTCTCGTTTTAAATCTTCAAAACTCATAATAGTTCTATTTCATTTTTTACATCTTGCCAATATATTTTTTCTAATTCATAATCATAACTTCCAATTATAACATTTAATATCTCATCTACTGCTATTAATGCACATTGTATAGCCATTGCTTCCATTTCTAATACTGTTAATTCTGGATTTATAACGCATTCAGACATATGTGTATATAGTTCTTCTGCTTTTTCTTTTGGTGTCATATATCCATACCTTTAATTGGTTCAGCAGATTCTTTGATAGTCTTACCTTCTCTTATCAACTCAATGAATGGTTCAAATGACCTCTGGTTGAGATAGGTGAGACTGTTCTGCATAAATGTAAGTCTATTAGTCTTTGTCTTGATTGAATTCTCTTTCTTCTGTAAGATTTCATATTCCAAAGCTGCCATTAGCTCTTTGGCTGTGTAATCACCTTCTGCAAGTGTACTATTGTATTTCACCTTGCATTCTTCTTTCTTTGCACGCATGCTGCGTGTACCTGTAAATGACTGTCCTTTGTAAGTGAATGTGTCTGTACCTGGATACACACTCCACCACTTATCAAAGTCAGTATCTGTTTTCTTCTTCTTAGGCATCTTTGTTTCCTGTTCTTCATTTAGAAAAGCAAGTAGTTCCTTACCAAGAATAGTAACTTTATTAGTTTCTGACAACAGACCCTTTCTGCGTACAGTTTGGTGGAGCATCTTTATCTTTGATGCTTCACACAGACTGTCTACATCTGATCCATCTTCAACTAACATAATGAAAAATAACATGTCTAGGCTATACCCAGACTTAATTAGCTCCTCAAAATGGGAGAACGTCATTTTGATGTTCATGTTTTCTGTTTAGTATTTTGTCCCTGTCAATAACTTCTATCTTAGCAGGTTGTCTGTTAAGAAATTTGTGCATGTCCTGCTCAATTGTAGCTATTTCCTCCTGCAAATATACTAAATCCTTGAGGGATTCTCTTTCCCAATCATCATTTATTTTTAGGTTTTTCATCTTTATATTCTTTATTGTTCCAAAAATAAGAACAACTTAATGTTGCAACACCAAGACCATTATTATTTTCATCAAACATAAAGTCTAATTTATATGGAGGGTCACTAAAATAGGATTGTCCTAGTTCTTCTTTTTTACAAGTGTATCTGTGGCAGTTTAATCTTAATAGACAACTACCACCATTACAAGCTGAAATATCCATAGTTTATAATTTAAATATATTACCAAATGATGTTAATCCATAAGCAAACTTTCCATCTTCTACGCATGATGCATTAGAAAACTTTGTGTTTGGTAGCCTATGGTAAGTGCTAACTCCCTGATTTTCAATATCCTTAAAGTTATGAATGTGTCCAAATAGCACTAGCTTTGGCTTCACTCTCATCACAGCTGTTGCAAGAGCTTTATCACCACACATTTCAAGTTTGTTTTCTCTATTGTATGTAAGATCACGTACACCTTTAGGTGGTCCATGTACAACTAATATATCTGTATCATCTGGAATAGTATCCCATACAAAATGTGTTTTGTCTCTAGCCTTCATAAAAGACCATTCACCAAACGTTGGTGTGATAGGACTTCCCCATATCTTCAGACCTTCTATCTCAATAGATTCATTCTCTAAGTAGATGATATCTTTTAATATCATATCAGAATATTCTATTTGTTTTCTATCAATAGCTGTATCATGGTTACCTGCTACAAATATCTTATACTTGACAGGTACCTTTTCATACCAATCTAAAAACTCTGTTATCTCTCTCTTAGAAGACTCTAGGAATGGACTATTAGAACAGTCACCACTATGTATCACCATGTCTATTCCCTCAAATCTTTCTCTAGGAAATAAATCATGCATACAATGGGTATCGCTTATATGCAAAATTGTCATAAGTTATTTGTTTTGGTTATGTATATGAAACAAGTGGGTGTTGCCATCTTTCTAAACCACATATCTTACATTTAGTTTTACTTGAAGATTTTTTATCTGATTCAAATTGATGTGAATAAGTGGTACTTGTACTAGTTCCTGTGGTTGCTAGTCCTTGTGTATTTTGAGGACAATGACTACACATACTTGTAGTAGGAGAATAAACTCTTTTGCATTTAGGACATTCCCATCCTTGTGGGATAAAATTTGTTTGAAACATAGGTTATTTGTTTTGGTTATTTGTTTTTAGCTAGCCAAATCTACAACAGGTATTTTTCTACTATCATGTGATTCTGTTACTTTGAGTGGTTCTTCTATATCAATTTCCCATTCAAACATTTCTCCATCAGTAAAAATTACTATTGCATCTTGATTATCTACTTTTTGTAGTGCTTCAATTAATTCTCTTACTTTCATAGGTTATTTGTTTTATTCTGCTGCATAACCAAAGAATACCCACTCTCCATCTCTTTCTGTTGTGGCTTTCTTGTATGTTATCTTAGCTACTAAGTTATCACCTTTCTCTAAGAACTTTTTCATTAATATTGTTGTAGGTACTTGGTGCTTTTCTGTATATTTACGAGCGTCTTTTACAGCATCACCTTTTGTATTCCATGAACCAATAACATGATCACCACGTTGAACAACATATTTAAGTACCCACTTCTTCGTACCAGGTGTAACTATGTGCTCCACTTGAGACTTAGTCTTGTTCTTATTACCAATAGGTTTTACAACACATATAGCTGAACAATCACGTTTATTCATAGCACGACTATCAAATCTGTCACGTATGTAAGCAGATACATCATTAAACTTACTTTTACCATATGCTTCTGTTTCATCTCTAAATCCATGTGTAGTACTAATTGTACCATTATAGCCATCTTGATGACCATATTCTTCTTCAGCTATTTCACAAAGTTTTCTATATACTTCTTGTGCTGTTTTACCAGTTCCTCTTTCTTTAAATTGACATGCTCCCATAATTTTGTTTTTTTAATCTTTAATACGTAAACCAAACTGCAGATCAAACCAATCAAATGTATTCTCAGCTTTTGATTTATTGCATTTAAACACTTTTTTAATTAGTGGTAATGCATAAGCTTTGAACACTTCGTGTTGTTCTGTTGTCATGGTCCATTTACTATACCATTCTTTTGTCATATATGCTTCTTGCATAGACTTATCTATCATACCTAATTGATAATCAATTAAATGATCAGCTATTGTTTCTCTATTTATCTTTGCCATTAGAATGTGTCTATAAGTTTAACTATTTCATCGTAGTCATACGTATCTTCTTCTTGTTGTGCTTTCATTAATAGCTTTGCAACTACTTTACCACATTTCTTAGCTACATCTATACCTGTATATGGATCTTGTCCTATAATTGGTAGGAATTCCATTACTAATTCTGCTGCTTTATGTTTGTTGTCCATTATAATACTATTTGAGGTGTTATAAAACTAAATGGGATAGGCTCACCAAGCTCATATATTTTAATTTTGTCAGCTTGATCTATATATGTCTCAGGACTCTCATCAAAATCATTAATAATGTCCTGTTTGTTACCAATTACCCAAGCTTCAGTATCCTCATACACTACAATGTATTTCTTTTCTTCTATTTTTGTTTTTCTTGTTGCCATTAGAATAAATTTAATTGATTGGGGTTAATAATAATCTTTCTTTTTCTACCTGCAAACTGTATCTTATTGATGATTGTCTCAGCACGCTCAATATAATATGCATGATTGATGTTGTCTAATGAATGATCTGGTAATAGATAATTGCATACATGCATCACCCATTTACCTGCTTCCACCTGTATTACATCAGCTGCACCACTATCTGAGTCTTTGTTCTTCACCTTCAATAGCTTCTCACCAGTGTTAGATACATAATATCTAATCAGTTTGTTGTAGATTGTTTTGTTTTCTTTGCTGTGACCCTCGTAGTGAAAGTCTTTGCTTGCCTTTTGCCTGAGACAATAGTCATATATGTTTGTATGATTACGAATGGTATCAGCCACAGAGATATCATGAACATAATAAAGCTCGAGAGCAATAGGTACAATCCTAGCTGACTTATTCTTGTGAA